ATGAAGAGACTGATTCAGAGCGGTTTGATGGTCGCAGGCATGTCTTTGATGTTGTCGGTTCCGGCTTTTGCGAATACGCCGGGGAACGGAACAATGGGGACGAGCGTCAACGGCACAGGTACAGGGTATCATGTTAACGGCACATACACGGGGATGAACAACTACAACGGAATGGGCGTGCGCAGCACCACGAACGGCATTGCCAACGGCGTCAACAGCATGACGGGCGGCGTAGCTAACGGGATCAACAGCGTGACGAACGGCGTGGCCAATGGGGTGCGCGACGTGACGAACGGCGTAGCGAACGGCATTACTGGCACAAATAATACGAACGGCACGTATGGGCGCTACGGCACGAATAACTATACGGGCTACAGCACGAACGGGGCCAACAACGGGCGCTACCGCACGACGGCCACGACGACGAACCGCAACTACAATTGGGGTTGGCTCGGCCTGCTCGGCCTGATCGGTCTTGCCGGCATGCGCAGCCGCAACCCGGAACGCGAACGGTAACCGAAATCGACAGAAAATGCAGAAAGCCCGTCCACGATGACGGGCTTTCTAATCGTGTGTGTGTGCTGGCGCTTCTTGCTTACAGTCTGCTGATCTTGACCTGGAACGTCAACGGACCTTGCTCGATATATTCCCACGTGAATTGGCCGGGATGCATCGCGTCGAATTGAAAACGCAGCGGCACCGGGTCGTGATCGTTCACGAGCAGCATCGATTCCGAAGGCTGCAGCTTGCCGAACGTTTCGAAGATCACTTTATGCTTCAAGTGCGGCGGATACTCCGTGGCGTTGACGGTGGCAGCAAAAGTCGTACTCATCTTGCATTCCTCCCCGATTTCCTTAAAGGTTGTTTGCATTTCCGATTATAGCCGAGCGATGCAGTCGGTATTGTGAGCCGTGTCACATATGGCAATGAAACTTTCGGCTGTTTCCGTGCCCGCTTCGCCTTCCTGGCATTTCAGTTCCTCCCAGAGGATGCGTTCGAAGATGCGGCGCTGGATTTGCTCCAATCTTCTAAGCGCAAGACGGGGCGTGACGCCGAAGCGATCGGCCATCCATGCTGCCGCTTCGTCCAGTCGATTCGGGATCTTCATGTCGGCGAGCATGAAAGCGGGAATTGCGGCATACAGTACGAACCGATTCGCCTCCGCCTCCTGACTTTCGCAGAACGATTTGGGCATGAGCGTCTGATTGCCGGCATGACGCAGTACGTGGCAAAGTTCGTGGAGGAAATCTTCCCATTGCTCCCGTTCGCCCAGCCGCTTGTCGATCAGGATCGAGCGCATGCCCATATACTCGAGCGCCTGGCTCGTTTCGCTCAAATAATGAACCCAGACGCTTAGCCGCATGGCAACTTCATCGATCGACAATTGGCCGACTTCGCGGATGCCCGCCTGTCGCCAAAGCTGCTCCGCCCATTGCTCGAAAGGCGTCAACAAGTAATAGCGGTGCATGGAACCACCTGACCTTATACGAATATATGTTCGGTAATAAGCGGAAAAGAAAAGCCCATGAAGGGCTTGTATCGATAATGCGATTATACGATCTTTCAACCGATGTTCCCATGACACTTTTTGCAAATTTTCCGCCAGAGCTTTCCAAAAATGCAATCCAATCAGGTCCTTATGCGGGGCCAGCCATTCTCGGAACTAATTTTCGCCCTGCCGGTCCCCAGGCTTTCTTCCCCGTTCCTTCTCCTGAATGAACGCCCAGAACCTGCGCATCTCCTCTTTGCGATCTTCCGGCGCCGCCAAATACTCTTTGAAAAACACGCCATGCTCCGGATTGTTGATGAATGCCTCGAATGCCGGCAACTCAGCAACCCGCCTCGGATCGGAGTGGTCCGGAGTCGGGTCGTCGATCCTGCCAAGCAAATAGTCGGTTGTCGTCTTGTAATATTCAGCGAATCGGCCAAGCATGTCCGGATCCGGGCGGCGATCGCCCGATTCGTAGCGGGACAACTGCACGTTGCTGATGCCGAGATCCCTGGCTGCGTCGAGCTGCGTCTTGTTCAGCTTCTCCCTGCGCTCGCGGAGTCTGATGCCTAGTGACATGACGAATCATCCTTTGGTTAGGTAGGATGCTATCTATTATAGCAGACTTGACGGATTGGTAAACATTTAATTTGCCAAATCGGGAAAATTAGTGATTGACTTTGCCTAAACGGTAACATATGATAAGTCTACGGCTGCTGCGGAAGAGATTATGGGTGAATCTGTATTTGGTGTTTACCATTTTGGCAAAATTTATTGGAGGAGCGTGACACCTATGACAAGCAAAGTTCATCAACTGGGACAGGCAACTTTGGACAATTATGTTCGCACCCGCCGGGAGCTGTTGCGCGTCGCGAATGGTCTGACGGTCCGGATCGCCGCGCTGGAGCCGGTTCGTACGCTTGAGCAAATGAATGCCGTGCTGGCGCTGGAGGAAGAACGCAAAGTCGTGGTCGGCATGATCGCCAGCTGTTCTTATATTATCGATTGGCTCGCGATGGGGAGAATGCCGGGAAACCGCAGAGGCATTGAGAGGAGGTCGGAGAGCCAGCGGGAAATATTGACCGACCCTTCCCGATTGAATGGGCTGCAGGAGCGGGCGGCGCGTGTTTGCGGCAACGATGCTGTTGAAGGGGACGTTACGGGGAGTGCAAGCGGCGGGGGCGGTAAGGGGGATGCAGGCGGTAAGAATGGCGGAGGAGCAATCGGTGACGAATCCCGCATGCGGCTGGAGGAAGCGTTGGCGGGACTGACGGAACGGGAGCGCGATTGCTATGTGCTGGCACACGGGGAGTGCTTCACGTTCACAGAGATTGCAGGATTGCTTGGGATCAGCAAGTCGAGCGTGGGCACGTACATGACTCGGGCGCAGCGGAAAATCACGTTGAACGTGACGGCGGAAATCGTGCGTGTCGGGTGATGTCGGCGGCGAAGCCTGGCGATGTCGTACGATTGCCACCTATAGATGCAAGGGCATCAATGCAGGCGGGGAGGTGAGAGGATGAGAGAGGCGATTCGGCAGCGGCTGCTCGCGGCCATCCCGGCGCTGAACGGTCAGGCGTTCGATCCGGATGAAGATGTTGGCTCGGCGCAGACGCCATACATTGTCATCGTGCAGGGGCCGGATGCGGTGGAGAGCGGCTGGGCGGGCATTCGCAGAACCTACGATATATGGCCGTACTCGGTTGCGGGCGGCGGGTTCGACGAAGTGGACGATTTGGCCGATTCGGTCATTCAAGCGCTGGACGAGCAGATGCTGACAGACACGCTGACGGGCGAAACGCTCGTTTGCCACTATCAGGGGGCTGCCGAAGGCGACCGGGTGAACGAGGCGAAGACGGCGATCACCCGCGGCATTCGCTTTGCGGTATGGGGACTGCCGATCGGCGTCGGTGAGCCGGGCGAGGCGGCCGATGACAGCTGGCTGGCTGCGCTCGGAGGTTGGTCGTCGGAATGGCTCGGCAGCTCGTGGCAAGTGCACTTGAACGTCTGGCCGCTCGCATTGGCGAAACCTGCCGTGTTGTGGAGAGTGCAGAGCCTGGAAACGGGTGCGGGAAACGCGGCTGCGCATGAGGTTCAAAAGCGGATCGTCGGGCATTTTCTCGGCATATCGCAGAACGACACGCTGGCGGCTTCGTACGAGGCGATCGGCCGTCTGCAAGCCGCAGCGAAGATCGCGCTCGATCCCGACGCACGAACCTTCCTGAAGGTGGCCGAGGTCGGGGCCGATATGCAGGCGGACGGATTGACGGCGGGGCAAGTGAATTTGACGTTGTCCCGGCGCGAGACGCGGCCTGCGGATGAAGCCCCGCTGATGCAGGAAATCCGCATTTATTCCAAATCGTGAGGTGACGGTTCCATGGCAAGCAAGAAATTCGGTCGCGGCGGCGAGACGTACAGCCGGGATCAACTTCTCCAGAGCGCGGAAGCGCTGTTCGGCGTCAAGCCGGAAGCGTTGGCGGGCGCGTTGCATGACGTGCGCCATACGGCATTGACTTTGGACGAAGCGCGGAGTTTCGTATCCCAATTCATGAAACGGAAGGTGATGTAACAATGGCAGGCGGAACTTGGAGTCAGACGGACAAACCGGTGTTGCCGGGGTTTTACATGGCATTTCAGGCGGCTGCGGCTGCAGCGATTCAACCCGGGGCGAGAGGGATCGTCGCGATCCCGGTAAAGGCGCATTGGGGGCCGGTTCGCGAATTCGTGTCCTTGACGAGTGAAGCGGCTGCGGCTGGCGAGTTCGCGCTGGATGCTGCCGGCGGGGCCACCGCCTACACGGCGGCGCGGTTGGCGCTTCTTGGCGGGGCGCGACAGGTGCTGGCGTACCGGCTGGCGGACGGAGATGCGGCTGCGGCAGAGCTTACGCTTCAGGACACCGGTGCGGAGCCGGTCGGCGTGCTTGGGCTGACGGCGCGCTATCCCGGGGAGCGCGGCAATGCGTTCAAGTTGACCGTGCAGACGAATCCGGTCGACGCGAGCAAGAAGGATTTGCTGCTGTACGAGGGCACGACGCTGCTGCGCACGATCACGTTCACCGGCGGCACGGTGCAGAACGCCGTCGATGCGGTGAACGGCGATTCCGGCAATGCGTGGGTGACGGCATCCAAGTTGGCGGACGGGAACGGGGAACTGGCGAACGTGACGGGGACCGCGATGACGTCCGGCCATTCCGGCATTGCCGGATTGAGCAACGCCGATTATGTCGATGCGCTTGCGGCATTCGAGACGCAGGAATTCGATGCGATGGCGCTGGACGGCGTGACCGATGCATCGCTGCAGGCGAGCGTGGCGGCATGGATCGCGCGAATTCGCGACGAAGGCCACGGAGCGATCGCCGTGCTGGGCGGTTCCGCGGCGAACGATACGGCATCGGATGCAGTCGCCAAGGCCGTGGCCCGCAGCGCGGGATTCGATAGCGAAGGCATCGTGAACGTTGGCGTGGGCGCCCGGATGGGCGATGAGAGCTACAGCTCCGCCCAATTGTCCGCATACGTGGCGGGCCTGATCGGAGGCAAAAGCCTGAGCGCTTCGGTCACGTACGCCGCGACGCCGTTCGAGGACGTGACCCGGCGCTGGACGCGCGCCGAACAGGAGCAGGCGGTGCGCGGCGGCGTGTTCCTGCTCGTGCACGACGGCCGGCAGGTGAAGGCGCTGCGGGGCATCAACAGCTTGCAGGCGCCGCGCCAGGGACAGAACAACGCCTGGAAGAAAATCCGGATGATCCGCGTCATGGACAGCATCAACGCCGATTTGCGGCGGACGGCGGAAGAGAGCTACATCGGCAAAGTGAACAACACCGAGGAAGGCCGGCTGGCGCTCATCGGCGCTTGCAAGCAATACATGCAGATGCTGGCACAGGCAGGCGTTATCGAAGCAGACGGGTATGACGTGGCGATCGATCCCGAGCAGACGCCGGAGCCGGACCAGGTGTTTCTGAAATGGGGAGCTCGGCTCACCGACGTGATGGAGCAAATTTTCAGCACCTTCGTGGTGCGTTAAGGAGGACGAGGAAGCATGATGGATCCGACCAGAGCGATTCTCGGGACATACGGGCAAGTGTTTATCGACGGTGTGTGGCAGACGAACATCAACAAGCTGGAAGCCTCGGTCGAGGTGGAGAAGCGGGAGCTCAAGCTGTCCGGCAAGGAATGGACGACGCACAAGCTCGGCGCGAAGAAGGGCACCGGCACGATGAGCGGCTATAAGGTGACCAGCGACATGATCCGGCGCGGCTTCACCCGATTCGAGATCATCAATAAGCTGGACGATCCGGAAGCGTATGGCTTCGAGCGCATTCGCCTGACCAACTGCGTCGCGGACAAGATCCAGTTGGCCAACTGGACGGCAGGGGAAGAAGTCGTGGAGGAGACGGCGTTCACGTTCGAAGGATATGAGCTGCTGGACCCGATCGTGGCGGGTTGACGCGGAGAGCGTTGATGGCTCGATTGCTCGAAGGGTACAAAGGACTTGAAGCATGAGGAGGGGTAGCAGGTGGAAATGGAAGCTTTGACTGAGGAGCAGGTGCTGCAGCGGCTGCTCGATGCCGATTCGGTACCGGAGCGGACCGTGCGGCTGGAACGTCTCGGTATCCCGGTTCGGTTGCGCGGTCTGACGGGCAAGCAGGTGTTCAGCATCCGCGAACGCTGCACGGAGCGCAAGGAGAAGCGCGGGCAAACCGTATCACGAATAGATGAAGAGATGTTTAACGTGTCCCTGATTGCAGCTTCAACCATTACGCCGAATTGGGGCGATGCGAAGCTGCTCGCCAAGTATGGAGCCAGCGGACCGGAGGAAGTGATCAAGCGGCTGCTTCTCGCGGGCGAGTTGTCGGCGTTGGGAGACGTTGTGCTTGATCTGTCCGGCTTCAATACGGAGCTCGAAGACGTAAAAAACTGATCCGATCCGGGGCGCTGGCCGGCATGCTGCATGCCGTCTGGGTTCGCCATCACCTGCGCCCCGGACAGTTCTGGCAGCTCCCGCGCGGTGAACAGCTTTTCCTGATGGCGAGTATGGAACTGGAATGGGAAGCCGAGCGTGAGCTTGTAAAGCATAAGAGGAAAGGAGGGTAACCATGGCGAGGGGAGATTTGATAATTGATGGCGACGGACGGGTTATAGGCGTTAATCCTCTTGGAGTATTTAGGCCAATTTTCGAGAGATTTGAATCATTCATGAATCAACTCCAACAGAGGACAACGAATATAGTACAGGGTACTAATAATGCATTTTCTAAATTTAATGAAAGCATATTTAAGGAATCATTTGGTTATGCATATGCAGGCTATGACGAAACGAACAAGAATTTTCCGGAAGTTATGAACAACGGCAAAGTTCCCGGAGACCCGTACAGAAATATAATTAACAAGTCTTTAAAAAGATATGATGCGATATCCACTGGAGTAGATGTTTATGAAATCCTCTCTCTACCTCCAGGAAGAGAGCAACGTGAGAAAATTGGTGAATTTTTTGGCAGTCGGGCAGGTGCATCTATCTTAGGAGCTTCAGGCGCATATTTCGGTCCGGGAGGAACGTTTGTTGGGGGGGCAGTGGGGAGTTATTATGGAGGCAAACTTGGAAAATATCTCGGCGGCCAGTTCATTGATGAGGATTTTGATAACTTGATGAAATTATATAGTGAATCATCGACTCGTCGAGCGGAAGCGGATATGGCGCTAGCGAACGGCGTAAGCGATATAACTAGAAAAGCATGGGATAGTATAAAAAAATCATTGGTTAATTCATTGGATAAGTATGGTGAATCATCGGCTCGTCGAGCAGAAGCGGATATGGCGCTAGCGAACGGCGTAAGCGACATAACTGGAAAAGCATGGGATAGTACAAAAAAGTCATTGGTTAATTCAATGAATATGTATAGTGAATCATTGGTTCTTCAAGCAAATGGAAATACAGAATTAACGAATTATGTATTCGACCAAATAAGTAAAGCATGGAATAGTGTAAAGAAATCAGTTGTGTTTTCAGTGGAAGAATATGAAAGTTCAAGGAATATTGAAACGAATGTAAATAACGAAACAAAGAGTATTTTATCAAGCTACGTTAAAAATATATGGGATTTTGCAACAGGTAAGCGCGACAATTCAAGCTCTATTCCCCAGACTGATGACAATATTTCAAGTTTTTTTAGAAAGAGAAATTGGTTTGATTTTTTTACGCTATTCCCAGGGATCATTCCACCTGACATCCAGATAGGGACACAGGACAATTCAAATTCATTCAGGATGGTACCGTCTCCGGAATATAACGTTGCGCCAGGGCTAAATCCCGGTAACAACCTGCTATCGCCGGAAAATACGACCATCAGTGTCAATATTCCTGTCGGAGCGGTTCAGATGAATGTGGAGGAAAAGCCGGATTTCAGTCAGTTTGCACATGATTTTGGCATTATGATAGCGCAACGAATGCAACAAGCCTTTGAAAATCGGGCCTGATTCAAATCAAAAGCGAAACAGAAAGGTGTGGCTCATCTTGGACATCTCGCTGCGTTACCCTGCGGGGGAAACGTTCGTCTTCCCCGTCAATCCGGAGGAAATCACGATTCGGCGGGACAAGCAATTCGAGACGGTCAACCTGTTGTCGATGGGAGAAGTGGACGTGCCGCAGCAGGAGAAGGTGCGGGAGATCGCCTTCTCTTCTTTCTTCCCCAAGATTCACGATGATCGTTACTGTCAATGCGGCGGCGAGGGCCGGCATCCCGATCCGCAAACGGCCATGAATCGCTTAACGGCGTTAATGAACAGCAAGACCCCCGTTCAAATTATCATTTCTGACACGGTGGTGAACGTCCTGGTGACGCTCTCTGCACATAGCTCCATTTTCAAAGGGGGAGAGCCGGGCGACGTCTATTTCGACGTCACGTTCCGCACTTACCGGGAGATGAAAGTGAAACCGGCCGCCCAAGTCAGCCAGTCCGCCACCGCTGCCCGCCCCGACAGCAAACCGCTGCCGAAAGTGTATGTAGTGAAGTCAGGCGACACGCTATGGGCGATTGCGAAGCGAGAGCTCGGAGACAGCGGCAAGTGGAAGTCGCTCTACGAGACCAACAAAACAGTCATCGGACCGAACGCCAACCTGATTCACCCCGGGCAGAAGCTGGTGATGCCGTGAGCTATCAAGTCATATTGGCGGACAAGCATGATATCAGCGACTTCGTCGAGGAAATATCGCTTGAGGAATCGCTGAACGAGATCGCCTATCGGGCCAATATCAGGTTGCTGGTGGCGAAGGGCTTGCCGCAGATCGCGCCAGGACAGGAGATACGCATCCTGGGCACGTCATTCGAGGGCGGCACGAAGCCGGAAGCGCTGCTCCATCCCGGGATGATCTGGGAGTGTCAGAGCGAGGACAGCGGCACCAAGCATCTAAGCGTTACCGTGTATGACCGCAGCATTTACCTGGCCAAGTCCGAGGACGAGAAGCTGATGCCGGCCGGGCAGACAGCGTCTCAGCGGCTTCGCGAGTATGCCAGAGATTGGGGCATTCCGATCGGAGACGTGGCGGATACGCCCGTGAAATTGTCGCGAGGCATCAAGCGCGCCCAATCGATCATGTCCATGATCATGAGCGACTTGCAGGAGACGGCCGACAAGGGCGGAGGCATGTACAGGCCTCGCATGACCCCGGCGGGATTGGGCTTGGTGAAGCTCGGCAGCAACCGGACGGTCTGGGAACTCGCGCTGCTGGAGCAGGTGACGCAGACGAGGACGCTCGAAGGAGCCGTCACGCAGGTCAAGGTGCTGGGGGCCGCGACTGGCGATAACCGCCTCTCCCCTGTGCTTGCGGTGGTGAAGAAAGAGACGGAGAAGTACGGCACGCTGCAGAAGATCGTGGACGACTGCAAGATCGAAACGCCTGCAGAGGCGAAGGAAGTCGCGGGCAAGCTGCTGCTCGGTATGCAGGAGACGTTCTCCGTCACGGCTTCCGATATCCCCGCAATTCGGGCGGGGGACCGTGTGGTATTGAACCGGATGAGTCTGATCGTGATGCGGGTCAGTCATCGATTGGGCGAGCCGGGGCGCATGGAACTGGAGTTGGCGGCCGAGGGCAAGGTGAGGAGGGACTGTTATGGTTGACCCTTACGGTAAGCTGGCGGAGGCGCTGGAGACGAGGCTCGGCGGCATTGCCGCCAAGGCGGTGTCCGGCATGCCGTCCGAGCTGGGCACAATTACCGGATCGGGAGGGCTCAAGCTCGATTCGTTCAAATACGAAATACCGGATTATCTCGTGGCGGATTGGTCGGTGCAGCTTCATTTTCCGGCATTCTCCCGGGTGGGGACGATGACGGCGCCGGTCAATGTGAAGGGTGAGGCGCAAGCGGGCGCTGTCACAGGGCAGTGGACACGGTTCGATCTGACGGAGGCTCAGGTGGCGGATGTCCGGATGAACTGGCAGGCCGGGTTGAAGGCGGGAGACCGGGTGCTGGCCGTGCCGGTCAATGGCGGTCGGGATGCGGTCGTGCTGTGCAAGGTGGTGAGCGCGGGTGGCTGATTTATTTCCGGAAAATGGTGCTGTGGCGGCGGATACGGGAGACTTGGCTGCGGATAACGGCGGTACGGTGTCGTTCGGGCGTAGCTGGCGGTTCGACTATGGGATGGGCGAGTTCGTCAGGACGCCCACAGGGAAGATCGCGGTTGTCACGGACACAGACGCCTGGGTGGAATGGTGTTGCAAAGCGCTGCAAACCGAACGATATCACTACATGGCGTATTCGCGCGATTACGGCCAGGAGTTCGACGGGCTGATCGGCAGCGGATTGTCCCGCTCGGCGGTGGAGAGCGAGATCCGGCGGTTGACCCGCGAGACGCTGATGAGCGACCCGCGCACGGCCGGGGTGGACGATTTCAGTTTTCGGTGGGAAGCGGACCGCTGTTACTACACATGTACGATAACGAATGTCCGGGATGAGACCGAATCCATTACAGGAAGCGTGGTGAACAGTTGATGGCGCTGCCGGATTATTTGACGGATGTGACGGAGGAGGCAATACGCGAGCGAATGCTGGCGCGGGTGCCAACGGATGTGGACAAGTCGGAAGGCTCGTTTATTTGGGATTCGCTCGCTCCCTCGGCCTTTCAGTTATATGAAGCATCCATTTGGGCGCAGGAGGTTTTGCGGCGCGGATTCGCGTCGACGACGTTTGGAGCGTATCTCGATCTTCGGTGCGAGGAGCGCGGCGTGACGAGGCGGTCGGCAGTCAAGGCTGCCGGAAGTGTGACGTTTACCGGGGCCGCGGGGACGGCAATTCCGGCTGGAACGCGGGTAGCGACACCGGCGGATGCCGTTACGGCTACGCCTTCAGTCGAGTTCGAGACCAGGGAAACCGTCACGCTGAACGAACTGGGTGAAGCTATTGCGGAAATAGAAGCAGTCGATCCGGGTGTCGCAGGCAATGTAATGCCTTCTTCAATCAGTCTTCTGACTACCGGCGTTCCCGGAGTCACCGGCGTTATCAATGCGGCTGCCTTGACGGGCGGCGTTGAAGCGGAATCGGACGAAGCGTTGCTTGCGCGATACCTGGTGAAGGTTCGAGAGCCGGCAACCTCCGGCAATGCTGTGCAGTATCGGCAGTGGGCGCTTGAAGTGCCAGGCGTCGGCGACGCTAAAGTCTTCCCGCTATGGAGCGGCCCGGGAACGGTAAAGCTGGTCATCGTCGATTCGGACAAGCAGCCGGCAGAGCCTGATCTTGCAGCGGCTGTCGCCGACTATGTAGACGACGTCAGGCCGATCGGCGCGACGGTAACGGTTGTCTCGGCTGCGGCCAAACCGATTTCGGCTGCCGCTACAGTCGTGCTTGCTGCCGGATATACGCTCCAAGCCGTGCAGGATGCTTTCGTAGCCGCGCTCAAACTGCTTTTCGAAGAGAATGCATTCGCCCCCTACATCAGCTTCGCTCGAATCGCGACTTTGCTGCTGGGTGTGCGAGGTGTGGTCGATCATGTCAATTTGACCGTGAATGGAGGCACGTCCAACGTCGTTCTGAACCCGGACGAAGTAGCGGTCATAGGTTCGATCACTTTGGAGGTGTAATCATGGCCTATCCGGAGATTGTTGATCGATTCCCGACCAAGCTGGATAAAAAGCCCGACGGCAGCACATACGCGATTGAGGAAAAGCTGGCGATTGCCGGGGGGAAATTTGAGGGTTATTTGTCGCATGACAACATTGCCAACAATACGGTAAAAGTGTTCACCGGATCGCATTTCACCGGGACTGAATTGACGAACTGGACATTATCGTCGCCAACCGAAGCGCCCTGGAGACGATATTTCAAAATTTCGACGGCGCCGGGGCCTTATGTTTTCGTGACTTACGAGACACCGGGAGATTCGGTCGACGCCGACGATGTGAACGTCATGCAGCAAGCTATCACCTCAACGCAAACCGAGATTGAACGCTATAAGTCGAGCGGCATTATCGATGGAGGCGCATTTAACGAAGGAGAGTGAACGGATTGTCACAAACAATCAAAATAAGGCGCGGTACGAAAGCCGAGCTCGCCGCTCGCGGCGCACTCCTGTCCGGCGAGATGGGATTCTGTACGGATACAAAGGAGGTTTATATCGGTGACGGCACCGCGAATTTATTCGTTGGCCGGGTACTGAGCGGCCCTTACGTCTCCAGGCCGAGCGCCGCCACGTCGGGCCGATTTTATTTCGTGACGGGCGGCGGGGCGAACAACGGGTATTTGTACTTGGACGACGGTACGCAGTGGGTGCGAATGAACGCGATCGGTTTAAGCGACCTCGACGGCACCATCGACGACATTGGAGACGGGACGACTTACGCGAAAGTGCTAAAGACGGATATTACATCCGGTCACGTCAGCAAGGTGTCAGACGGCACGAACACCAAGACGGCCGCGGAAATCAGGACGCACATCGACGATGCGACGATGCACCGGAAAATCAATGACACGGCGAGCGGCGCCACGAATTTGTGGTCGGCCCAAAAAATCAAAAACGAAATTGAACTTGCGAAGCACAACATCGAGCCTCAAGCCAGCGTCAAGGACAAAGATTTGGCGGCTCCGCCCGGATTGCCGGCGTCCGGCGACCGATATGTGATCCCGGCTGGCTCTACCGGGGCTTGGGCGGGAAAATCCACGCAAATCGCGGAATGGAACGGATCCTCCTGGGACTTTTATACACCGCAGACCGGTTGGACCTGTTACGTAGACGACGAGCAGAAAATTTACTCGTGGAATGGCTCGACGTGGGTGCGTACCGGTGGTGCCTTACAGACGATTACAGCCGGTGCAGGACTGGCAGGGGGCGGACAAGCGGATACCGTCACGCTGGATATAGGAGAGGGCGATGGTATTAAGGTGACAGTCGACGATATATCGGTGAGGTCTTATCACGGGATCACGGTCGACAGCAACGGAGTTGCGGCGGACATTGATGCCGACAGCATCGTCTACGACGCCGCAAACGGGCACCGGCTTATGGTCGCGGCCATCGACGGAGGGACGTTCTAGGAGGGGGCGGCGATATGGCGCGCAAAGTAATGATCCAGATTCGGCGCGGGGTGGAGTCCGTTTTAGGAACGCTTGCGGTCGGAGAGTTGGGATATTGTACCGATACTACCAAGCTATATATCGGGACAGCGGCTGGAAACGTCCTCCTGGTTGCGGCGCAATCCACCGGGGACATGCTCAAAAGTATTTACGATACGAACAACAATGGGAAAGTCGATGCCGCGGAAGTCGCAAGCAGCGTGCCATGGTCGGGAGTGTCAGGGAAGCCGAGCACGTTTACGCCGGCAACGCATACACACGATGTTTTGAGCGTGAAGCCGGATAACTACAAAGTATCTACCGACCTTCCGTCGACGTATGACAGAGGCCAGACCGTATTTTTCAGCAAGGATCCTGCAAATAAATTCAACGGCGTTTCCTATTGCACTGTGCACACCATCAAAGGTTACACAAACATGGCGGTTGTACAGTTTCTATATCCATACAACGTAGATGCGCCAATTTGTTTCAGGTACGGGTTGCATAATAGCGACTCATGGCTGGGATGGCGCGCCATCCTTACGGCCGGGGCCACCTGGGACCAGCTTAAGGGGGTGTAACGAGTGGCTTTATATGGTTCGACGCTGTTTGGTATTCTTCCGTTCGGGGATGACCTGGAATCCGGCGCTGATGAGGAGATTGCCGCTCCCGATTTGATGCAGTATTTGCCTTCGTTTTATAGCCGCAGTCGGATTATGCATTCCATCCAGAACGCCTCTGCCGAAGAACTCGGCATGCTGACATACGCACTCGATGACATTTTGCGGCAATTCTTCGTGCAGACGGCTACTTGGGGGCTGTCGATCTGGGAGCAGGAGTTGGGCACGCCGATCGATCCGTCAAAACCGGCCGCTCGGCGCCGCGAACAAATCGTGGCCAAGCTTCGGGGAACGGGAACGACGACAAGAACGATGATCGTTGCGGCGGCGGCAGCTTTCAGCGGCGGCGAGGTCGACGTCATTGAATACGTCGATGAATATCGGTTCGTTATTCGATTCATCGGCTTTCTGGGTATTCCCCCAAACATGGCAGGCTTCGCCCAGATGATCGAGCAGATCAAGCCCGCACACCTGGCCTGCAGCTTCGAGTACACCTACACAGCATGGAACATGCTGGCGGGATCGGCCTGGAGCGGATTGGCTTTTAAGACTTGGAATGATTTGAGAATTTATCAAGGAGGTTGACGGTATGCAGACTTCTACGAATCTTGGCTTGAACCTGATCGAGGGAACCGACAATGTCGACATCTCGAAGGTGACGGATAACTTCGCGACGCTCGATACGGAAGTAGCCAAAGTCGCGACGACATCGGCTGCGGGCCGGATGAGCTCGACGGACAAAGCAAAGCTGGATGGCGTTGCCGCAGGGGCGAACAACTATGTGCATCCGAGCGGAGACGGAAATTCGCATGTACCTGCTACGGGAACTACGAACAACGGCAAAGTGCTTAAAGCCGGAGCAACTGTTAACAGCGCAGCGTGGGGGAACGTAGCATTTTCGGAGCTGACAGGCACCGTGGGAGCGGCTAACGACACCGTGATCGGCAATCGCACGATCGACGACACCGTTGCCGCAGCGACCGGTGCAGATACACCGACGCGGCTATGGTCGAAGCTGGGGAATATGATCAAGGCGATAACGGGCAAGGCGAACTGGTACACGGCACCCGCGACAACTTTAGAAGCGGCCAACACACACATTGCTGACAATGTGCGGCATATTACTTCCACCGAACGCACCGCATGGAATGCAAAAGAAACGCCGTCCGGCGCACAATCAAAAGCAGACGCAGCCGCTGCGGCAGTGCAGGGCGGGCTTGATTCGCACTTGGCGGATTATACGCTGCAAATTCCGTACGCAGAAGCCGCAGGATCAGCAAATACGTACACAGTAACTTTAAACCCGGCCTTGACAGCATATGCAGCGGGTGTAGGTCTGGCGGTCAAGATCAAGATCGACAATACAGGTGCATCTACAATCAACGTAAATGGGCTGGGTGCTAAGTCAATCCTGGACAGCAAGGGTAATGCGCTGACGGCTGGCAAACTGAAAACTAATAGTGTCTATACTCTCCGCTATAACGGAACGTCTTTTATCTTACAGGGTGAAGGGGGTGAATATGGTACAGCTGCAGCCGTTCAGGTTCTAACCGGCTACTCGATCGGCACAGCCGCCGGGATCGTCAACGGCTCCATGCCTAACCGCGCAGGAGATACAGCGGCACTTGCATCTAGTGTGAGCGGTACGACATTAAAGCTGCGGGCGTCGAATGGCTACCGTGACGGTGTGGACGACAATGTGACAATTACAGATGCGAACTTTATTGCGGCAAATATCAAGATTGGTACTAATGTTCTTGGAATTACCGGGATGTTGATAGTACCGATACTACTCGATAAAGACAGTGCTAAAGCAGTGCCCGGAAATACAATGTCATATACAAAATTTAAAGAAGTGACAGTAAACATAACACAAGTTGTTCGAGTCACATTTAATACAAGACTGGATGACGCGGGCACTGGAACTTTGTATGCGAGGATCTATAAAAATGGATCACCAGTTGGGATTGAGCGTTCAACTACTTCAGGAAATAACACAACCTATACAGAAGACATCTCTTGCAATGCTGGTGACAAGCTACAGCTGTATGCCTACAAAGCGTCAAGTGGTGGAGGGCAAATTTATTGGATAAATTTAATGCCACCGATTGCATCTCCGTATAACATTACAATTAATTTGGCGTGAAAGGAGCGCATTGTGTTTATGATGGTGGACAACTTGTATTCATTTACCTTCAACACCAACGATGAACGTGATCGAATCTTGAATGAAAATAGAGACTATCATTTAGTTGAGGAAAGAAACACGAGTGAAGGAAATGTTTTAATCTTCAGTGATATGTCCGTTGCAAAGTATATTCAAAGCCTTGAAGATCAATTATTGCTGGCATTCGATGCAGCGGAAGGAGGAATCCTATGAACATCAGTCCGATTGTAGTAAGAATAGCAGCAGAGCGAATCTTGAACAGAAGGATTAATCCTAAAACTAACGGCGTCTACCTCTTAGACGACATCACAAACATTGATTATCGGCAAGCTGTTGAGGGTTATATTTTGCTCAATACTCAGGTTGTTTAATTGAGGCCTCCGCATAAGCGGGGCTTTACTTTCGGGGGAGTGATGTCCATGAATGTAACTGCGGTTACGGTGTTGGTTTCAATTGTATCTGTTGGGGTTGCTATCAGCGATATTATTTTGGATGATCAGTAAAATCCTGCACTATTAAGCGGGATACGGAATAAACAGATCAAACTATTCATCAATTAAATAACCCAACCCAAGGCCCCCTCCGGGGCCTTTACTCATGGAGGTGAAACCCATGCCTAGCGAAGAAGCGCGCGTACTCTCGGATATCCGGGAGCGCGTTGTTCGTTTGGAGACGAAGATCGATGCGATGACGGACGTTCGAGAGGCGGCGGAGGCGGCTCGGGATGCGGCGATGCAGGCATTGCAGACGGCGAAGTCGGCGCATCACCGGATTGACGAGATTGCCGATAATCAGCGGTGGCTCTGGCGCACGGCGGTGGGGGCGATTCTTGCGGCCGCGATCGCCATATTGACGAATTTGAAAGGGGGCTAAATCATGGGAAATCTAAGCCGGCTCACCGAGCAGGCGGCGCTGCTGGCTCCGATCGTGGCGGCATATGTTGGCGTTGCCAAGGAATTCAAACTGCCCAGCCGTTATAACCATCTGCTGAGCCTAGCGGTTGCCACTCTGTTTGTCCTTGCGCCCGAACAGATCCAGTACACGCTCATGACGATATCTATCGTGGGGCTTACGGCTTCAGGCGTCTATCACTTCACGAAGAAGAAGAGTGAAGACATCAGGGGGTAA